TGTCAATTACTTCTAATTGCTTGCCAAAACCTACCGTTTCTCTATCCCAAAATACGACCGTTCCAGTTGTTAGAATGTTGAAGAATGCCCTGTTTGCATCTAGGTCAAATGTTTTTGACTTATACGGTTTACCTTTCCAGTATGGTAGGTATTGAATGTTTTCCTGCTTGAAAAGTATTGAGTTGATTATGCCAAAAACAATAGGGTTCTGTGTATAACCATATTCGATTAAGTAATCTAATGACTTACGATTGAATGAGTGCGACCCTGTAAGTAATTGGAAAGTGTTCTGGCTTATTTGTGACTCCATCAACTCCTGAACAAACAGTTGTTGCACGTTCAATGAATCAGCACCCCATAAGGCAGACTTGATTCTAGGTATCAGCCCAATCTTAGCCTCAAATACCTTATCCTTTTGCAGTTGTAGATTCACGGTGTCTTTTTGCAAAGATAAAATCTTTTGTTTGAAATATAACAATATTAAATTAGTCCTACAAAATCGAGAGTTAACGTGCGGAAAGTTGGCATATTTTCTAAAATAATCCTAAAACGATTGCCCTATTGCGCTCTCACTATACCTAACCGCATCCATGCAATTATGAACCAATACGCCATTTGCAAAGTACTCATGGCAATCTTCTACTGTTAAATCATATACTTCTTCCATCCATCCGCTACTTTTTGTTATTTTTTGCACATTTGATAGAACAATGTGTGGCTTTTGAGAACTTGCTTGTTTTGAATAACTTGCTACAATTGGCGCATTGCCTTTCAATCGAATCAACCCCTTGTTTCCTTCTCCATTTTGATTTGCATTTATTGGAACAAAACCTAGCTGTTTTTTGTTGAAGAATACAAGACATATATTTCCCACCACAACATTCACATTGTCTTTCAATATCCTTTGTGTGAACAAATGCAGTATTGTTTTTAGCATGTACTTTATGCCACTCACGACCTTCTTCTGAACCATGCCACTCTCTTGCTTTTTGCTCTCCAATCTTTTGTAGATTGACGAAAAACTCTGGATTTTCTTTTCTTCTTTCTTGAAAGTGTTCTCTTTGATGAATGGCACGCTCTTTGAGAGCGAGGTTTTCAATTTTATTATTCCATCTGTTTTTGTCCTTATGATGAACATGAAAGCCCTTTTCAATTTTGCCATTATAGACCTCCCAAACGGAAACGTGCATTCTTTTGCATCCCCTTGAAAAATACCTCTCTCCTTGATAGAGCTTATATGTCTTTCCATTAAAAGACTGTTGAGGCAAACCGTCATCCCCGATTGTAATTTCGATATTTGAATCCATCCTGATTCTGTTTTTATTAAATGTTCACTCGTACAACACAAATATACACTTAAAATATCTAATTGCAATACGTATTTATTTACTTGTTTATATCCGTTATTCCATTTCTTTATTACTTTTTTATACCCTTGAGACGTAAATACTAAATCGTTTTCTTTTATATAAACTATTGACTTATCGCCTTCGATTGTAATAACAGATGTACTACCAACAAAACAGTGATTAAACGCATCTATTGGCGTATTCAATGATTTACCAGTGGCAGGGTCTTTAGCCCACATGTATTTTCCTTTTTCCATATGCAAGTTAACGCTTCTCTCCGTATAATAGACATTATACTGTTTCAGCCTAGTAATACCCGAATTGACAGAACCTTGACCCTTTTCAGCTCTTACTGCCATCATGCCAGCCATTCTTAAATCCCTTATCATGTCAGGGTCGTGGTCACAAAATATGATATTGTTTGTCATAAATCCATTTGTCTTGAATATTTGCGCTATCTGTACTGGCGCAAGTCCAGCAGTATAACACATTTCATCAAGATATAGATTATTGCCTATCTTAACCTTTTTCACCCCAGCCGTTGGGTCGTTTGTATAACCAAAGTCAAGACCGCCGCAAAATGGCGCATCTTTAGGGAACTGGTCGTTTGGTATCATTCGCCATTCTGGGAATATAAGACCTGTTAAATTGCCAGTGCGCCCCCTTGCGTACACGTTCCATAGTTCCTTGTCCTTGATACCCTCAATCTTAGCGTGGTCTTCGGCTGTTAAAAAAGTATTATGCCTATGGTCACTAATAATCAATTGAACGGTTGCACTTAAATCGTTTGACTCTGGTGTAGTTCCAATTAGTTTTTCATGCGCCCAAAAGTGTGTAGTAGGGTTATAGTCAAGAAATATTTGCCCACGTGTACGGATAGCTAACTGCCAAAATATAGCCCAACTAATACCGTTCGCCTCATTTACGAATAGAATATCACGTTTACCGTTCTTTGCGCTTTGTTCGTCTAGGTTAGATATAAACTCGATTATTGAACCGTTTTTAAACAGAATCACACGATCCGTTTTGTTCCAAGCTACTACGTTTGCTTTAATAAAATCGGTATTACTATAAATGTATTCAGCGTCCCTATAAGAGCCTTTACGTAAGTTTGGGAGGGATTCCCCCGTAACCGTTATTACCTGTTTAGGCTTCTCGATTGCTTTTAAAAACAATAATTGAACGATTGAAAAAGTTTTTGAGGACGATGTACCACCTTGATTTACAACGACTTTAGCCTTTGAATTGCGATTTGCTAAGAATACAGGCGTAGTGTTCATTATTCGATTTCATCTTCACTGGATGCCATTGGTGGGGCTGAATTGTAGACGTTAATAACAGGTGGCAAATTTGCAACATCTTTACCATTGCTCGTAACATCTGTTTTATCAGCCAATCCAAGCTTACGAGCGATAATATTTGGGTTGTAAGCCCCAACTGTTGCGCCTTCGAATTGTTGCGATTCGATTATGGTTCTTATACGTGTTGTGACTCCGAAAAAATCCTTGTATGAACCTTCATTTGATTCATAGTTTTTAAACGTATCTCTGTCAATATCAGCATATAAGCAAAATGATTCAATAGACATTGGAGTAGATGTTGGAACGTCTATTAAACTACCAGCCATATCGCCACTTTTGATAGCTTCTTTTTTATTCCAAACCTTTACGCTTATCCATTCAAAGTATTTTACAGCTTCATCCCAAAGCAATTGTGGCGTATAGGAAAAATCCCTCCCATGCTTATCTCTAAACGACCAATAGTTATTACCTTTTTCAAACGGCTTAGCCATACTATTTCAAGTCTTCTAAATAAATGATCGCAAATGTCTGACCGCTCAAACTTAGGTTGGTCGTTTTCTTGCCCTCGTATTCGGCTGTTATCCGTGTGCTATCGCCTTTTATGTACGAAAGGCTATGGGTAGCTAGTAAAGCGTATTCTAAGTGGTTTAGTCCATCGTCTTGCTTATTGTAGTACGTTTCGTAGAAGACCTTTGTATTGGTCTTTATGCTGTCTTCCTGCCAACGAATACGTATGGGGTCTTTTTGGTAAACATGCCTTCTACGGTAAATGTAGTTCTTTCTGTTTGACCAGACCGTTACTTTTACCATTCCGACAGTCGTATCAATCGCTTGATGAACCTGTGGTTTTTGCTCGACTGTTTCGACTTTTGCTGGTTGCGGTTGTTCTTCTTTCTTTTGGCATGAATACGCCAATGATGCAATTCCAATAATTAATAATAGCTTTTTCATTTCGTTATTTTTTGTTGTTTAATCTCTTTTCCTCACTAGGTTCTGGTATTCTTGCTTGAATGATAGTTCGACTGTGGCACGATCTACGTCATCGTTCCATTTAGGTTCATAACTTGATTCATACACTACCTTCTTGTCTACATACGTATTTGGATTCAAGATGTTGTAATCGGTAATCAAGATATTGTCACCTGCAAGCATGTTTCGTTTCAGATAGTTATGCAAGAAAGCAGGGTACATGTAGCCCAAAAACGTGTACTTTTCAAGTCGCTTGTCACCTGTCCAAATTTCAGCACCTGATTCATATTTCGTATACGTTTTCTCTTGTTCCTCACTTGGTCTCCCAAAGAAGCTATCTGGTAAACGAAGCTGATTGGACCAATTCAAAATACCAAAATCTACCTTGCGATCGTCTTGCTTTTCGTCCCCGAATTGCCCATTTCGATTCCAACTTATACGAACAGTTTTATCGGCTCTCGCACTTGTATATTTTTTAAGACAAAACTCGAAAGAATAGTCTTCGTATTCATCTCCAAACTCAGGCGTGGCGGTTATTTTAACCCGATAATCGCCTTCTCCTTGCGCTATCAAAACCTTTTGCCAGTCAATCAAATAACCAATTGCCGATTCACCATATTTGTTCACAAAGAAACCAAATTCATAGAATGTGCCGTATGTGCTAGAATCTAAATCGTCAATGTCAACGTATATGCCATTTTCGTTTTTTTGAAGTGTCATTGTGGCACTTGCGAACAATTGACCGAAAAAACGAATGACAGAATGCTTGTCGTTTTTCAAATCAGACGTGATACTAAGTTCTGCCAACGCTGGCAAAATAAAACAGCATCCGTTATCATTACCTGTTTTGTCGGTAATCGCTATTTCTGGCACTGTTGGTTTTGCCAAAATGAGGAAGTCTTGTTTTATCGCTTGTCCGTTGATTGCCATGTGACAAATTTACTATTAAAAATCAAATTGTTTCCTAAATGCCATCCCAATAGCCTTAACTTTTTTTCTTTTGCAATACTTCCGAAACATTTGGCTCATTTTGGCACAAGATTTAACAGTGTTGTGTTTGCCTTAGTTGACGAACTCTATAACAAAGAAATAGAGAAAATTCATCCACAAAACTAATTAAAACAATAATAATACTAAGCAATTATTAACTTAGTATTATTATTATTGTTTGTGCAGTAACTATCTGTAATACAGTATGTGTGTTGGAAGTTGCGTATACACATTCGTTATGCACAATGCTAAAAGACAAAAGGATTATCATCAATTTTGGCTTCACCGACAGAAATAACACAATCGCTTAGTTCTACATTGTAAAGTGGATTAGCTATTCTTATATCATTTCTTGCTCCAAATCTATATTCTAACCATTCCACAATATCTACATCGCATGGCTTGCCATTAAAGTATTTTGGCATTTCAATTTTTACATCTTTCAAGTTTAATTTTGACATTTTACTTATACTTAATTAATGCTATTTTGATAATTGTGTCTTCGATACTTCTAACTATTGTAACTGCAATCATCCCAATGTTTATGCCTATAATGATTGGGATAAAGTTCTGTTTTATGTATTGTTTCATATTCGGTTATTTAATAGTGAACAAAAAAGCACATGTGCATAACACAGTATTTACTCATTTTCGGGCTTCATGGTTTGGCTAGTTTATTCGCCTCTGTTCAGTTTCTAGCGGTGGATACTTTCGGCTTCGTTCATGCACCTGTTACTTAAATATTTACCGTTAGGCGCAAGTTTAATGCGTTACCGTTTATTAAGCCATGTACTGTCGATAAATCTATCATAGCCATTTAGTTTCACCATGAAACCAGACTCACATTTACCAATAGCCTCTTTTATTTCATCGATTACCCAATCTTTTCTGTCTAATTCATAACCCCATCCTTCGGTATAAACTACGTCACCTTTTTTTAGGTCACAAATTACTCTTACATGCTTTTTAAATTGTACTTCCATAGTTGTTTCAAATTTTACTCGACATCGTGTCGAGTACCTATCATATTTTT